GGCTGACGGTTCCACTGGGCTTGACGCAAGTAATTGCAGCACTCTTAGGTATTCCAAGCAACTCTGCAAACTCCTCATTGGCTCGTCTAGCTTCCTCTCGAAGCTCTGTAAGTAAACCATTTAGTTTGTCTCCTTGGGTTGTAAGTAATGGGTTGTCGTAAATTCCGGTAAGCGATACGCCCAATAATCTTTCCTCTTCCGTATTTCGTTGCCACACTTTTCGCAGGTAGGGGAATTTAATGAATGTAGCTTGGATGGTGCCGAGGATGGCTGCAAGTCGTACCTTGCGTAATAGGGTATCTTTTGTATCATCATGGCGTACTACAACCTCACTGAGATTACAAAATTGGTATGGTCGCAAAATGATCTCCGAGCATGGATTAGTTCCGAACTCATAATTTGGATCACGATGCCCGTATTTTTCAACCGTCTTTCTAGCAGCTTCCCGATTAAAAATCCCTCGTTCACCGGAATGGGAGTTGTAAAGTGATAACCATTCTTCCATGAACTTTCCGACAGTAGGTGTTTCTGAATACACCGCACTGTTGTTCGCAAGAGCGCGGTGTGGTGCGGTTTCCCACCATGGTCCAGCTTTAGCATGTCGAATCCTTTCATCATCTAAGTCTGACAATGATATCATAGCTGAGCGACGAACACCACCCACTACAACTACCTCGCCAATCTTACACATTAGGTCGTGGCACTCTAATGAATGCAACTTACGACCCTTAGCGTGTTTAAACGTATTTACTACAAAGTTAAATAAATCAACTAATGGTTCCGGCCCGGAAGCTCTTCCACCAAAAGTTTTGAGTCGTGCTCCGGCAGGTCGGACATTGGACACGTCCCACTTTGGAATTTCTCCAGCCCAGAGGTTGGCGAGGAGTAAACGTAATGATTTGGCCCATCCTTCTTTGGAGTCGTGGACTGCAATGGTATGGTCTGACTCAAAAAGTTTCTCTGGCACCTCGGGCAACTGGTTAATGTATTTCGATTCGACCGAAAATCCAACTCCAGTTCCACACAACAAAATAAACATAGCTTCGTCGAAGCTCTTGGGGTCATCCACTGGGAGATACGAGCAATTATAGACGCAAGTATTGTCACGATCGGCACTCTTTCCTGCAGTCATCATGGCGCGCATGGACGGCATAAGTTCTAGGTTTTTAATGGATTTGAAAAGTTCTTTCTTTAACTTTTCGTTTTCGGTAATTTGGGGTGTGCGGCTAAAAATATAATCTACAAAACGGTGCACAGTTTCGTCCCAGGTTTCACGACGACCTTTGTCATCTTGATAACGGGCGTAACGGCTGGCAGCGATATATTCTTGGTATTGATCCATGGTATCTTTATTGTTATGAGTTGATGAAAAAGGGAGGCCACAGTTTCTATGGACACTCCCCGGTACTACGGTACTACGATTGAAGGACTACTTATACTGCAAAGTCGTCGGCAGCAGATGAACCGCCACCTAATTTGTCGCCATCATCCAATTTCTGGAGATTGTTTAAACCACATGCAATGCCTTTAGAACCGGCTGCATTGTATGGGTAAAATGTTACTGAAGCACGGCCATAGCAACCACTGTAGAACTCGCTTGGGTCAAACAACTCTTCACGATTAGCATCTACAACTTGTGGCTTTTGTGCACTGTTAGCATTGATGAAATAATGGCCAGCATAAGCTGCATCATCACGCTCTTCATCACCATCACGCAAACCACCTTTTAAGCCCTTTGGTACTGAACCACCAAAGAACGCCGCATTACTAGACTTGCAGTCTTCAAAGGCTTGTTTCAATTTAGCAACACCGGCTGTATCTGTTTTTGGAATCAAGATAGATACTGAATACTTTGGTTCGCCACCGTTCATACCAGCTTTAGGCTGGAACACGTTAGCGTATGAGAAACGAACTTTACCGGTTACTACTTTAACTTTATTAGATTGCATGATATTTCCTATTTACATTAGAACTGGACTTCAATCGGGGCCAGCTCGTCTACCCGTACTACCATTATACACAACTTTTATGCGTCGTGCAATAATCCGTGAACCTGTAATGCTTTGTGTACTGCTAGTGCGTTAATGAAGTCGCTTCTATACTCGAATTCATGTAGCGCTTCTGGATCTTCTGCGATGTAGTCAATTACATCATACATTGTATCACGTAATTGTAACACAGCTTCTCTGTTTCCACTACCAGGTAATCCATCAAATTGTTTGATATATGTGTCAATCAAATAATCTGGTACTTCAATGTCGTTACCAAGGCATTCGACTTTCATAGGTACTTTCTTATAATTGTAATGTTACCATAACCAGACCCACGTTACCTAGAGCATATCCTAAGAACGAGATCCCCATGCCTACTTGGCCTTTCATAAAAAATTGAATAGCTACTGCTAAATATACAAAACCAATAAAACCGATTAGCCATGCGTTCATGCGAAGTCCTCCTTGGCTGCTTGTTTAACACGAACCAGTTTTGGCTGACCTTCTGGGCGCAACACTAAGTCTCCAAGCCATGCTGTTACTTGTGGGTTAATCTTTTCCAAGTTTGGAATTGATTTGAGTGTTGGTTGATTCCAGATTTGTTCTGCTGGTAAACCTTTTTCAACAAGCACTGCAGCTGCTAATTGGTTGTCTACAATCTTACGATGTGTCTTAGTTGTTGTTAGCTTAAATCCTGTCGGAATAACATTATTTTTTACGGCTTTTTCGAGGGCGTATTCTTCGACGTCGTTTGCCCACGTGCGGAGGTCTTGGGCTTTGCCGAGGACTTCAATGATTTCTTCTTCGGTGAGGAGGGGAGGCTCTTTGAAGTCTTGCTTGGCGAGCTCGGTGTTGAAGTCGCTGCGCGCACGGCACGTGGCTTTGGCGCGGCAGAACTGGCACCATTCACCCGGGAGGAACTCGCCTGAGCCGCTCCACGCTTTCTTGGCTTTGGGTTTGACGAAGTAGTTTGCCCAGTCGACGAGCTTGGTAATGCTTGTGCCGTCGGTAGAGATGCTATCAAGGCGAGGCTGGTGGATCGTATAGCTGACTTCTTTGATCTCTGGCCATTCTTCTTTGAATTTGGCGTAGGCGCCGAGGGCATAGAGTCTAAGTTGCGGGTTATCTTGCGCATAGACCGGAACGCCTCTTCCGAACTTGAGGTCGATGACACGAATGGAGTGCTGAGAAAGTATAACCACATCGGCCGTACCAAAGCCGTCAGGAACCCACTCAGAGAAGTCCACACGCTGCTCAAAGAGGGGAGTGTCGCCCTCACCGATTTGAGAACGTACGTATAAAACGTAGTTATCGACGTGAGCCTCAAAATCGTCTCGTTCATCGGCTGTGTAATTCTGGTAGATTTGGTGCGCTTTGATGTCTGCGTATTCTGTTTCATACTCTTCGTGTCCTATTTGGTTGTAATGAAGGCGCAAACGAATTTCGCCAAGAGAGTGGGCAAGAGTGCCTTCTGCAGAGAAATCAATCCCCTTGGTACTTCTTTTGGGTTCTGGGAGGGTAGCTTCTAGCCGGGCGCTAGGCGTACAAGACAGCCACCGTTTAGAGCCGGAGGCTGATAGCATCGCATGTGCAGTCATTTTATTCTTTCAATTCGGTTAAGATGTATACATACTAATGCAAAAAAGGGGCGTTGTCCACCCCTTTTTTACCGAATTAATGAAAAAATATTTACTTAGCTTTTTAGGGCGGTTAGCAAATCTGCTATTTCTTTATTGAAGTCGACCTTGGTTTCTACTTTAGCGTCGAGTTTGATATCGCGGGTTTCGCGGTAGTCTTGCTGGAATTGACCACGAAGGGCAATCTCTGCAAGTCGGCTGTTAAAGCCTTTGTTGTTGACGTTGGCTAGGATTTCACGTTCCCAATAGGCTTGGGCATTTGTTACAGCGCTATCTAGGGCGTCAGCAAACTCTGGATGATTCTTTTTCCAAGTGTCTGCCACACCTTTGTTAATGCCAATCTCGGCAAACATCATTTTTTGGGATGCACCTTCTTTACCCATTTCAATGATGCGGTCGCACATTTCGGGTTTAAACACATACTTGGTTGGTTTCTTAGCTGCCACACTTCCACCTTTTTAGAGCTGCTGCTTTTCTTGTTGGTTTGCCGTTCTCGTCTTTCATCGGGCCTTTAACGCCGGACATGCGAGCACAGAATGAGTCTTTACGTGCGCCACCTTGAGGTTGTGGTGCTTTTAAATTTGAGCCTGTTGCTGCATTGTACTTGGCTCTTCCCTTGGCAGTTAAGCCAGCACCTTTAGATACTGGTAGCTTTTCACCGCGGCCAATAGATAGGGAAGGATTCTTTTTTGTTGCCATTATTTTTTCTTTGGGGGTTTAGCTGTTTTGGCAGACTGCACAAATGCGTCTTTTGTAGGCGCACCTTTGGCACCCGGCTTGCGCATCTTCTCGCCAGAGCCAGCTTTTATGCGTTCTTGTTTAGCGTGGATGTTTGCGTACAAACCGGGTTTAGTTGCCATATTAGAATCCTGTAAGTTTCTTTACTGCTTTGGTTAATTCTTTTTCTGTACTTTCGCTAACAAATTTATTAATTTGCATTGCAGCATCAATAATTTCTTCCATTGTAGGAAATTTTGGTGCTGTTTCAGCAAGTTGTTTAGCTGTTTTATCCATTAGATCCCATGCAGCGATATTGGCTTTATAGTTGTTTTCTAATAGTTCTTTAGCTTGGGTAAATGTAGCAAAACGTAGTTCAAATGGGTTCATTTTGTTTCTTTCTGTGTGTGTGTGTTGTGTGATTGCCCGCATTTGGTGAAAAACCTTCACTGTTTTGGGCGTTGTGAAAGTGCCGTCTTTCCGGCTGCCAGGGGTCAAGTCACCTCCCCGTACTTGTAGGCGACCGAGCGTCCCCAGTCCAAAGCAAGGCTTTCGCCTGCAGAAGGCGTCTCACGACGAGCTCCTATATCTACTAATGCAAAAAACAAGGGAAAACCGCCCTTAATCGGGCATGATAATTTTGCGTATTGGTTTTTGGCCTGTGGCTGCGGCATCTTTGGCTTTTTGCTCTTCCTCCATCATTTTACGGAAGGTTGGCATCATTTCATTGACGATCATTTTAGTCATCGCTTCGGCTTTCATGCGATCAATCATCTCTTGCTCTTCAGTAGTTCTTTTTACTTTTTCGTCAATGTTGTCTGCAATTTTAGAACTGAATTTACGATGCTTTAAAAACTGACGAATAAAATTATCATTGCTCATCTTTTTTCTCTGCCTCGTATTTTGCTAACAATACTTCAAATTGTGGGCCACCTTGTTGCCTGATAATATTTACCAAGTTGGCTACTCGAATATGGGGGCGTTCTCCAAGCTCTTGTAAAACTGCATTAGTAAAATCTACAGTCCAAGAAAAGTTTAAAATTTCTTTTGCTAATGGGTCCTGTTGTTCGGTCATTTCTTTTTACCTTTCTTTTCAATTATTTCAAACATTTTTTTTCGCTGCGCCAGTTTTTCTGGGTCTGTGCAGTATTGGTCTAGCTCCATCTTACGGCAGTATGTATCCATGAGTTTTTCCATACGCATGTCGTGCAATACTTTAATACCCCACAGTGCATTGGCGACATCATCTTCTGTCATTGGTACTGGGTGGTCGCCGTGATGTTTGTAAAGCAAATCCAAATCTTCACTAGTTTGCCATGCCACCATAATAGCGCTTTCTAAATCAATATGTGGGTTCATTTCATCCTCTTCTTTGCTTTTTTAATTTCGGCATCAAAGTCAATGCTATACCAACCGCCAACAATTTTAAGAGCTGGTAATAATTCTTTCCAAGACGCAACATCATCTTCATGCCAACTTTTGGGTTGCTTTAACATACCAGCAATACTGACATAGCTATCTGCTAAACAAGTCCTAGTAATATCGTCAACGATATCATCATCAATTTCAATAATCATTTACCGCACTCCTTATCCGCCATCATGTATGTATGAGGACCTGTGTTTTCAAAAAATTTACTAAGATCCGGTTTAGTTTGCAGTTCTATAAGTTTATTTATATACCACATTGCTTTACGCAAATCTTCAACACCGCCTTTTTCTTTCCAACGCCACAAATATTTAATCGCATTTGCAGTGCAAATTGCTTCAACACCAACAAGATTAGCAGTTGCTGAGGCAAGAGCGTCAATACATTCAATACCGCCCTGAGTATAGTGTTTAGGATGATTGACTGGATCTTGCATGTTTTTCCTTTAATTCTTTTTCAACGGCCATAACCTCAGCTTCGTTATCACAAACCCATAATGTTTTAATTGGAGAGAACATTGATAGGTCAATGTCTTCAACACCACGCACAACGTCAACTAACGGATAGCCTTTAACTTCGTGCTCCACAATAAATATACTCACAGTTTAAGTTCCTTCTTAATAAATTCAATCCCGGCTGCAAAATGGTAGCGCCAAGTTTTTTCACTTATGCCGATATCATTATAACTGAAACCCTGTAAAAAAGCATCTAAAACTTTACGTTGCTTTTCAGGCATTTTGGCAATTAGCCGTTTGATGTCTGAGATGTCTTCTGCATCCCACGGAAGCCAACCTGAGCTTTCTACAATACTTGATGCTATCCCTTCCGATTCGTCTTGCTCGATTGGGTCTGTCTCCTCGTCTGATAGACGTGGTGCTACTGCTTGAATTTTTGATGTCATAATTGTAGTGATTCTAGGATTGCCTCTTGTAATGTTATTTTGCCTTCTAATACTGCTACTACTCTTTCGTCCACGCTATTAGACACAACTAGGTGGTGTATAATAACCGGTTTTTCTTGCCCTTGGCGGTAGATCCGAGCATTTGCTTGGATGTAGTTCTCTGAGCTCCATGGTAAATCGAACCAGACCGTTTGTGCTGTGTCTCCAACGTTGCACTGAAGATTAAGCCCGATCCCACCGCTTTGCGGGTGGGCAAGGAGCATACGAATCTCGCCACGACGCCACGCTTCAATGTTGTCATCGTCCAGCACCACCGCCTGTGGGAACTGAAGACGTAGTCGTTGGAGTGAATGCTTGAAATGATAGAAGACAAGCGTGGGACTTGAAGATTCTTCCATGATCGACTCAAGGTATTCCAGTTTAGAGCGGTGTACTTCTGTAGTCTCTCCTTCTTCATTATAGACCGCTCCCGATGTGAACTGAAGCAGTTTGTTCGCCAGTGCCGCTGCTGTTGGAGCTGTGATCTTTTCTTTTTTGAGATCAACGACCATGTCTTTTCTAAGTTGTTCATATTGAGCCCTTACGTTTTTGTCGATTTCAATTTTGTGATGAAGCGATGTAAGCGGAGGAAGTTGTAAGTAATCTTCAGCTTTAAGACTAAAACAAATATCAGAAATTTTATCTTGTATAACTTTAGCAGCGCCACTTTTTGGTTTCCATGAATACACCACGCGGGTGTGTCTATTAAATTGATCTGGTTGTAAATACTTTTCCCTGAACTTCGTCAGGCTTGTTTCTAAACGGGCTCCTAAGTCCAATATACCCACCTGTGACCAGAGATCAGATACCCCTTGAGGGGTGGGTGTACCAGTTAGTATAATACGCCGTGAGAAGCCCTTTAAATGCTTTTTAAGTGCCTTAAAACGCTTGGTGCTAGCGTCCTTAAAACGGCTGGACTCATCAATCACTAAGTTAGTAAACACTAACTTAGGTAAAAGTTCACAAAGCCAAGCCACATTCTCAAGGTTTATCAGGTATATGTCCGCCTCAGTCTTCAATCCAGTGATACGCTGCGTCGGGCTGCCCATTATCTTGCTCACTCTTAGGTGCTTCAGATGTTCCCACTTCTTCACTTCCGCATCCCATACTGTCTCTGCTACTCTCTTGGGGGCGATTATCAATGTCGACCCTGTAAATTGCTCCGCAATGATAGTCAGTGTCGTCGTTGTTTTGCCTAAGCCTGGTGGTAGGAATAGTCCCAGGTTTGGAATTGTCGATGCCTTTGAGATTAGTTCTTTTTGGTACGGGTGGAGTTGAATTCGGTTTAGCATATAAGTGATTCCAGATCCAGTCTGCAATGTCGTAGTGTTCTTGCATTGTGCCGTCATCTTTAAGACGGTTAGCTCGATATGAAATAAAAGCTACGTTACCTTCAACATAGCCTAGGTGTGGTTCAATACGATCAAGTGTTGGGCCGTTTGGTTTGGCGTTGCCTTGACCTAGACCGGACAAGCCCCACTCAAAAGGTGTGTGAAATACGGGGCACTCATCTGTTGCAATAGATAAAAGATAGTCGCCTGTTATGTTAAATGGAACGCCGTCACGTTTAGCGCGACGTTTAGCCGAGCCAATAAAATTGCAAATATGCAGCTCTTTAACTGTTTTCTTTACGCGCGCCATTTATAAAATCCTCGACGTCTTCTTTTGATCTAAGAACATGAACAGGAAATCCCTGCTCACCCAGCTCGTCGAACACGAGCACTTGTCTTGGACTTAGTACTCCCGTTGCTGTTTTTAGTTCTACTAGGTACACTTTTTGGTTCAGGAACACTATCCGGTCCGGCACTCCCGTCACGCTCGCCACCCATTTGAATGAGAGCCCTGAGTGCTGCTTCACGCTCTTTGTCAGATACTTTTCTATTTCCTTTTCGAGCACGTGCACGATTGTCATCCTCCGTTGCATAAATTGAGAACACTTGTTTAAAAATGTGTTCGCCTAGATAGGATCGTGATTCATCTCCTATTTTAGTTTCTTCTTCGCCAATGTATTCAAAGACGTGAGTGGTTGTGTGAGAGACTTCGTGATAGATGATACCCATACGCTCCAATGAGTCTAGCTTAGCCATGTCTTCCCAATTAAACACAATAGCCATCATGGCGTGAGTTGTGCCCTCTTGCTGGATGTAATGTGATTCAGCCAAACCGAGATCTAAAGCATGGTGCTTAGTTGTAATTTTGGAATCTTTAAGCGCTTCTTGAAAAGCATGGTCGGAGAAACACACTTTGATTTTCATACCAAAGTGTCCAGTATCCGCAACGTAGTACGGTTTATTTTCCAAAGGGGATGGACTTGAGGATATCTTCGTCACGTTGTTCTTCCAATTCTTCTAATTTGGGGATACCATTTTTAAATATAGAATCCCAGTTTTTGTCAAACTGCTCTTCCGTCACTGTTAATGGGCGCTTAGCGTCCCCTTTACCACCGTCATGTTGTGTCATTCTTTTGCTTTCTTAATACCAAGGCCTTCACGTAATTCATGGCTGTGTAGTTTCTTGCCCGGTTTTTTAACTTCACCTGCGGCTTTTGCTATTTTAGCAGCTTTTTCACGATTTGCAAACTTTCCGTTAGATAGCAAGAATCCGCGTTTGTCTTGATTCTTTTTACGTCCGGCTTTCTTTTCAATTTCTTCGTGTGAATAAGCAGGTGTGTCTTTTAAAATCTTACCTGACTTTTCTTTTACCGCAGGTTCTACTACTTTAATTTTCTTTGTTGCCATGTTTAAAGCTCCTTTAATATGTTTTGGTCTATTAAACCAATGTTTAATAAGTCTTTACCTTCGTACTCATTTTTTAATAATACATACTGCATTGATGCTATTCTTGCACTGCGTTTACAATTGCTTTTTACTTGGATCCAGTTTTCTGTTTCTGCAAACATTTTGTTTTTGGCTTTCGTGTACTCGTCCCATTTGTCTTGGCTGATGAGATCGATTTCACTGAGCTTACCTTGCTTGAGCGGGTGGGTTTCTCTTTCTTTGAACCTACGGGCTTGCTCTTTTTTGTTGACGCTGTACCAGAATTTGATGAGGTGGATACCAGCTTCTTTCCAAATTCTTTCGAGTCTACGAGCTTCCTCAAAGAATCGTTCAATCTCTGATTCGCTTGCAAAGCCAAGGACAGCTTCAACTCCGGCTCTGTTATACCATGAGCGATCCCAAAAAGTGATCTCGCCAGCATGTGGGAACTGTGCGATGTAGCGTTGCCAGTACCACTCTTTGCTTTCCAATTCTGTAGGCTTGTTAAGAGCCACCACTCTTGCGCCTCGAGGGTTAAGGTGTTCCATAAAGCGTTTAATAGCGCCACCTTTACCCGCCGCATCTCGTCCTTCAAAAATAATGATATGTTGTTCATTAGTCGCTTTAACATGGTTCTGCCATTTCAATAGTTCAATTTGTAGTAGATACTTCTTTGCCTCATACTCTTTGACGGAAATGAGATTGCGTGGTGTATCTTCAGTCTGGTCTATCGTATTGCTCATTATTCTTCCATCTATCTACGTGCCATTTACATAGCTCTTTATAATAAGCGATATCAATCTCATATTGAGCGCACTTTTCATCGTATATACGCTGTTGCTCTTTTAAGTCTTTAGTCTGAGGGCGAAATGCGTAACCGATAATCATTCCGATTATCAACGCAAGGAATATGTCAATCATTTCTGTGGTACCTATCGTGTGGGTGTTTTAACATACTGGCGATGAGTTCATCGGTTGTCCAAAACCACTGGATCACTTTGAGCCCGTCTGCTTGGTAGATGGTGAAGCTCATTGTTTATTCGCTTGTTTGGCAAACCACCAAGTCCAGCGTCTTTTCTTGGCTACTTGGGCAACTAATTTGTTTATAAATTTGGTTGGATCTTCGCCCATATTTACAAGAGCCATATATTGACCCTGGTTCAACCGAATTGGTTTAATTGCGTCTTGCCCTCTGACTTTCTTGACTTCAATCATTCTATTCTCCTATTCCGTGGGCGCGTTCGATGGCGCGGGCGAACGCAACAAAGTACGGATCGTCAGTGCGGTCATAAAACTCATCGCCAAAAATTGATTCAACTTCATTTAATATTGCCTCAACTGTCAACGGAGTACGTTGCGCATCTTGCCGGTCTTGTGTGGTGAAGGTGGTCATGTTAAAACACTTCCTCGTTAAATGATTCAATACTTTCGACATACTTCTGAGCCTTAGCATTAAGTTTTATGCCTTGGTAGGTGTGTATTCTACCACCGTTTACTCTGCTAAGTCCAGTCTGGATATGGTGCTCTTGAGTAGCTGCCAAGAAACGACGTTTAAACGCTAACTCGGTGCCTGGCGGTAAAGATTTCTGCAGCGCCCATTTTTTGTAACAGGCAAATACATCGTCCTTAGATGCCTCGCCCAGTGGGTCAAACTCTAACGCATCCTCAACGAATGAACCGATTGGATTACCCAGTTCAGCCATCAGTTCGAGCAGTTGTCTGCCGGATTCTGGTTGGATAAAATATCCCCCGCGGGCTAAGCGGCGCTTGAGTCCTTCCATAGCCCAGTTAAAGATTCCTGCCAGTTCTTTTTCCAGTTTGAATGACAGTTCTGTGTCCTCTCTGTCGTAGAATGTGTTTGTCATCTTGAGCACTAACATACGACCTGTGAGAGCGTTGGAGTTCTCAGTTAGTTGTAATACCTCGTTAGAATAAACCACAATACGGGTAGGAAGATAGCCACTCCAAGCCTCTTTATTCTTTCTATTGACAGTGACGGTGTCACCACCCACAATCCTGAGAAGTTGAGATACAACAGCACTCCGATTGCGTTCAGGAGCTCGTGCATCTGTGAAAGAAGCCAAAAGTTTACCCAGCCAAGGCTGTAAGCCAAAAGTATCACAGAGTTCCTCCAGTTGTGGTGCGACCGTGTTGTGTTGTCCTAACAACGACACCAAGATCTTGTTGATGGTTCCCTTACCTGAGCGGCGGGGTCCGATAATGTTAAAGAATTTTTGTTGGCGAGTATCGCCCGACAGAATGTAACCGAACATCTCTTGCAATGCTTCGATAGACTGCGGGTCTTTGTCCCATACAGAGTTTAAAAAAGTAAGCCATGTTGGGCACTGTGCTTGGGGATCATACACGAACGGTAATGAGTTCTGAGTAAAGAAACCCAATGAGTGCGGAATCATTACATAGTCTTTGAGATGAAAGATGCCGTTACGCAGGGAAACAAGATCGGAAGCAGCCGGCTGGTCAGCGGCATATTGCTCAAGCCAGATAGGTGGCTTAGTGTTAGGATGGTTCGGCAAATGAGTAATTGATTTGACTGCGTCAAGTGCGGCAGATACACTAGCGGGAGAAGGGTTGAAATTTTCAAGCGCACCCTTTCTTCCCGTTTTCTTGCATTTATCCAAAAAAGCATAGAGCTTGGATCGGATAGTTGCTTCTTCAATAATTTCATAGTGTGTCCTAACGTAGATATAAAAGTCATCTGCATAGTGAACCATGGTGTAGCCTTCTTCAGATGAGAAGAGGTTATCAAGGAATACACGGGCATGGTTCATCGGTCCGGCATCTAAAATGATTTCGCCACGGGATAATGCTTCTTGTTTGGTTTGGATGTTTACTTTAAAAATAAGCGAACGTAGTGTGGCAGTTGAGCCGCTGTCCCGTTTAAACGTGTTCCATTTATGATGGCATGACATTTCACCGCTTGCTTGGTACTCAGGTGATGCTCCGTCATTGTATGACCAGCGATCCCATAACTCACACGCTTCGGGGTCACCTCTGAACTGATGGTGCAGTGCATACCCCACAGCCATCCAATCTGCGTATCCACAGTTGGTCGATGGTAGGTGAGCTAAAATTTCCGTTTCGACACGGGCTAAGTCATAGTCTGAGACGGGAGGTTTGTAGTCTGCAAAGTCGTCGCCTGTGATGTGGACGGTGCGGTCTGGGATGATGGCTGATAGGTCTTGCTCTTGGGTGGGTATAGAACCACTTATAAGGGCTCCAGTGACCGTAAAGTACCTACCATGGGGGTATGCCTCAAATCCGATGGAGTGGTCTACATGGGCTGTTTTAAGGCTTCCGCGGGTAAATATCTTAACACCTGTCCCTGATGGGCTGACCTCCATGTAGCCGTCAATTGATGTAGCAATATGCTGCATTGCAGCATTTGTGAAACTGGACAGTGTGGCATCATAGCAGTCATCCAAATCGACACCGATGAGGTTGTCATCTTCACTGAAGACAAAACCGACGCCACTAAAGCGGTTTGAGTTGGACTGATAGGCAGCTTGGACAGTTAAAAAGTCTGCCCATGTTGCTGGATTGGTGGATGAGGCTGATTGTCCGTTTGCCTGTACGGGGAGTTTAGACCAGCGCTTATTACCTTCTGGTCCGACTTCTGTGTGACTCCAAAGAACCCAGCGTGGGATTCTCTTTAAATCCATGGGGATATTTTCAAATATTACTGGCAGTGATGCTGGTTTTGACATGCGGATTCCTTTCCTTTTCCTAATTGTATCGTAAAAAGGTAGGAAATACTAAATAACTTTTTGCAATAAAGGCATAACTAAAAGTTATAGATTGTCAGGGTTGTCATAGTAGTACCCCTTATTTCTTCTTTTTTCTTTTTTCTTAATTTAAAAAAAATAAAATAAAGAAAAGAGTCAAAGTAAGGGTGACTACTGTGACTACTGTGACAATTTTGCCTAAAAATTAGGCAGAAAGGATAATATCAGCTACTTCTTTGGTAATTGGAGTGCATTCTGCTACTGGTACCCACACCTTTTTTGTAAATGGTTCGCCTCTACTGTCTTTGTATGTAAATTCAACTCGAATGTTCTCAGCATTAAAGGATGCGTTATTGACTACCTGTCCTGCTGTATGGTTATACAGTATCCACTCTCTCATAGGACACTCATCATAATGTCTGCTACCTCTTTGGGTATTAGTGTGGTCTCCTCTGTTTTCACTGTAAATACCTCATACTTGTTAAAACTTTCAATTCTATTTACGGCTTTAGGATTTTTGGATATGGTGGCACGAATCACCAAATTTAACCCGTCATTATAGACTGTAACTATCTCGGCGGGTTTATCATCCCATATAACCCAATCCCCCGGCTTCATAGCTCTAAGTCATACCCTAATTGTCTTGCCATGTGATACGCCCAAGTTCGAAACTTCTCTCTGTTCTCGCTGGTTTGTTCGTCATGTTCATCCCAAATTGCTTGGAATTCAAATCCACCTTCCAAATTGAAAAAATCTAACCTTAAAAGGCTTCCTTCACTATCGTAAACGTCAGTTGGTATGAGTTTTGTCATTACAGCTCCTTAATTTTGCTTGGTTTTTCATCCCAGTTATCGGCGGGTGTGCCATAATCTCCACGACTAGAACGCAATCTCTCGTCATGCCTAAATCGTGGTTCAACTTCTAGCCAATGTTTAAACGCTTCCACATACTCTACATACTCATCATTAACTACATAAAGCGGGTGGTTTAAACCTGTTACATCAACTGTGTGAGAGATTTCAGAGGCGCGCACCCACTTTTTATTGCGCTTGTAAACTCTGTCCCGCGCCATAACATAGCGGTTATATGCCCTAGTTTGCTCGGGTGTTAGTTCAATCATCTTGCTCATCTGCTACTCTTTCGGTGTTTAAATGGTCTATTGAGATCGGCTCTCTTGCCGTATAGGACTGCAACTGCGCTAACTTGCGCTCAGTAATGTTCATAATCTTGGCTAGTTCTGCGGGCTTGGGTTTGCGCCCTAGAATTTGGGAAAGCACCCGTTCGTTGTAGTTCAGCTTTTTGAGGGCTTCAACTACATTCATTGGCAAACGGATGATATTAGATAGGTTGTCCAGTTCTCTGCGAACACCCTTTTCAATAAAAGACTTGGCATAGGTGGCAAACTTGGCATTGTTTTTAGGTTTCCACTTCTTAGCGCACATCAGCAACTGCTCGTTGCCAATACTAATAATGTCCTCAACTGGCATCTTGCCATGATTCCAGTATGTCATCTTACGCACGATATAAACGACAAAGCGCAAGTTATGAGTAACTAGGCGGTCTAATGCCTCGTCATCACCTTGCGCTATTTTGTGAGCAAGTTCATGCTCTTGCTCTGTTGATAGGGGTTCAATCCCATATAGGGATTGTAGGTAATCTGATAGTATGTCTTGGTCGATCATCGGGGTTCAATTTGTGGTTTGAACCCCGATTATACCACATTGTGAAATCTATGCCCTATTATGGTGCTTAAATAGGTTGTATAGATATAAAAGTAATAAAAGCCACCATGCTTTACACAATAGCCACCATAAACTACTAAAAAGCAAAACTGGTAGGTATAAAAACCCAGTTAATATTTCACTCACATTATCGCCTCTCCAAGTAGTTTAAACACATCCAGAAATGTTAATTTCTTGATCCTCTTTCGTTTCGGTTCTTGCCATACAACTGCGCCGAAATCGTCATACTTAGTTTTCGTCGCTGCCGATAAATGTTTCGTCGCTGCCATCTAAACTTAACTCCTCCATAATTTTAAGTTTATACATATGGCACTTAGTATCCTCATACTCCTCATCAAAATTATCCATGTTTTCGTCTTTAAAATAATCCCTATTCATGTTTTTAAACTCCTTACAATGTCAGCTACTTCTTTGGTTATGCGAGTGATTTTATTACTGTGTGCTAAACCTGTATAAACACCTCCTTCTTTAGATAGCCATGTAACCTCAAAACTGCGTGGTGGAAACTCATCAAAATTTATCCAATCAGGTAGAGATGTAACCCCCACCATCCCCCGTTCATTCATAATGTATGTTTTCGTCATGTTTAAACACTCCTCATTATATCAGCTACTTCTTTAGATATCACCTTTACCTCATTGGTTGGGACAATCAATCTTCGCATAATGCCTACCCCACCATCGACATTGACTTGGCAATACATCCCACCAATCTGCCATAACTGCCCGACTTCGTTATTGGTCATAACCCAATCGTTAATGTTCATGTCATCACCCAGTATGCGGTTTTGTTTTCTTTGCGCCCTACATCCTCAATAAACTGCTTCTCATCGGAGATATCTAACACAAACATTTTACCTCGAATTTGCTCGGGTAGGTCGTTTAAACTAGCTACTCGCTTTGATACATTTTCACCCCTAGTGATAAACTCCACACAATTTGGTTTCAGCCATACAAAATAGTATTGCGGATCGTAATTAGAATACTTATCAATGTTGGCTCGGTTCTCATACAAATACTCCATCGCATTTTTAAACTTCGGACTGCGTGGTTCATAGCCGATACTTTTAAGGTGAATCATATCTTCATACGCTACTTTAAAAGCATCATCTGTTTTGCGGTTTACTTCCCAACTCCATTTAGTGCGAATTGAGTTTATGTTCTGTTCAAAATCTCGTTTGCACCCATCCATTACTTGTAGGATGTTTAGTGGCTTTAATGTTTTCTTAGCAATATTGATAATGTTTTTTGCGTGTTTAGATTCCTTTGTTTCACCCTCTCCCCTACCATATCGCCTCCTACCATCGGGGATGTTGCGATTAGTAATGAAGTATTTGTCGTTGTATCTGTCAATACCCAACACACCAATGCGGTTGTTTGGATCATCTTCAAAGTAAACATCAAGGGATTGTGTAACACCAACTGGCTTACATTCCTCGGGTATGTTGTATGTATATAATTCACCCTGTTTAAACTGCACCTCGGGGATTGCTTTTTGTATATCGTTTGCTATTGCTATGAGTTTGGCATCTACCCACTTGCAATCAGCAAAGGGTTCGTATTTTCGTGTTAATTCGGTTGTCATTGTGTTCTCCTTAAAACCAAGATTTGAAACGATCTTTACATGGCTCGCCAAGTGGCACTTCGACTGCTTTCAATGGCTTGACCAGTTTGTATAAATCTTTGTAAAGATAGTGTTTGAGTTTGTCTTTGCGGTAGATTGTTTTCCTATCCTCAATCCGATAAGACCCGCACCAATCGTGTGCTTCGATGCGCTTCTTATAATACTCAGCCATTTTGAACCAATGCTCGGGTGCTTCGCCATCATCTTGTTTAAACACCTTGTCTTTAGCTATGTCTTGGGTTGCTTCGGCTAATACATTCTGCCACCATCCAATGTATTGTGGCTCTACCATATCCACCATGACATTTAAGTAATCGAGTAATGGCTTGGCAGTGTTGCGCCATTCTTTAGTTTTCTCTCTATCTAATAGGTGGATTACCTCACGATGGACTACCATTGGTTTCCAATACTTTTCACCAACTCTGCGGGTAAATGTCGTATCTCCCTTTTCTACTGTGTAATATAGATACCCTTGCTCCGTATCTAAACGAACATACTTTGCCGACTTGTAGTTCACCATGTTTAAACCGATTGGTAAATTGAAATCGTAAAAGTAAAAGACGGATGGACTACTAAATGCTCGGGGGTATAAATTCTTTTCCTCTTTCCAATTCGTGCGGGGTGTATGCACGACAACTGTTTCCATATCCCCTACTAAATGGAATGAGATTGCCTTAGTGTGTTGTCTATCGGGTTGGTGTATCTCTGACCATCTCCACGCATCAAAGGTGAGATAGTATTCATTGTCATTAACTTTGACAATCCTCTCATGGCTTCTACCCCGTTCACCATTGGGTCGTATATCAAGGTGTTTGCGTTTCTTACCTTGAATTGGCTTGGTGTTCTCATAGCGTTCCTTAATTTTGTCGAATGTATATCTTCCTCCGTTATCCCGTTGGACTTCGTAAGGTGTGCGAATGTTGTAATGTCCAAAACTCATTTATCTCTCCTCATCAATATGAATGGTTACTCCGTTGGGTGCGTTGGTTTGGCGGTTATCCACAATGCACCATAAAACGGGACTGTTCCAATTCCCGCCCCAATCGTTTCCTACATAGCCATCTGTGAGCACAATGGAGCACATTGGTTGTATGTTGTGCTTGGTCATGTATTTGGTAATGCAAGATGGACTTGTGCCTCCACCCCCTTTCGGTTGGGTTGATGCCCTCATCTTATCTGCTTCACCTGAACCATAAACCTCATGCCCCGCTACTTTACTGTCCCAGTAAATCAAATCCACTTGCTCGGGTGATACATTCTCCATAATGCTACTCACCTCAGATAAAAACCGATTGAGAATTGCACCTTGAATACTGCCTGATGTATCAATGGCTACTACCATGCGCCCTACTGATTCGCTGATAGTAGAGGGCATATAAATGTCATGTTGTAACCATCTGCGGTTTGGTTTGCGCCATGTTGAATCGTCTTTGCCTTTGCATACATCCGATACAAATTCACGGAGAGCATCTTTCCAATTCACCTTTGCTGACATCAAATCATCAAACGATCTGTTTAAACTACCTCCCACTTTACCCGCTAAGATTGCACCTTGACGAATGGCTTGGTCAATCTCTTTGGCTAAATCATCAATCTCCTCTTGGGTCATGTCCTCTGCGCCATCCCAATCGTGCTCATCAAATCCAGTTTGACCTGAACCTCCACCTATACCCGAACCTCCCTCATCATCAGGTAAAAGGGCAAACACTTGCCCGCTATCCATGCCCTTAAACTTCGGGTCATATAGCCCGCCTTTGGGTAGGGTAATGAACTTGTTTGATCTTTCGCACTCCTCAATGATCTCTGCGTTAATTACATAATCACAGGCACGATTGGCTTTGTCGTGGTTGATTTTGGATAGGTGCTTCCATGTTAGTAAGTGCCTATACATTTTGTGTTTTGCTTCATGGATAATCACACCTCGCAAATCGGTGTCGTTTAAACTCTCTACAAACTTGCGCCCGTAGTGAACATTTTTACCATTGGTTAATGCGGTTAAAATGTTGTCCTTTACTTTGACATCGCCAATCATCAAGATGCCTGAATAGGCTACAAAATACGGGGACTTCATTAAATCAATATGCGCCCGTTCAATGCGTTGCTCTGCGGTTAGTGCCATGTTTAAACTTCTCCCCTTTGAAAGAGTTTGATTGCGTGTAGTGGGTCGGTAGCCATCATGGTAATTGTTTTAGGTTGCCATGTTGAATCTACCAACTTCTCAAAACTAACTTCGTGCTTAACATATTCGTCAATGCTGACCATATCAATGCACCTTGCCATTATGTTTTTTGTTTCCATGATTTATTCCTCATCATCTTGGGTTAGTCGTTCTGCCATACCACGAATAAAATCTTCGGGTAAATACCTCATAAGTAAATCTACAAGGTAGGCGGTTTCAGAATCATAAAAATATCCAACAACTGCTTCCCTTTGTCGGTCAGTTAATCTCAACATAGTTTTCCTCATAGGTTAGATATTGTTTAAACACTTTAGGCTTTTGACCGAATACATAAAACAATGGATTAGTTTCCTTTATGATCTCCCGCTTTTCTGCGGGGGTCGTAGCTAACTTCATGCGTTCAAAAATAGATTGCATACGGGCTTCCTCAATCTTACTGCTCGCCCGCTTTTTAAGACTATATGGATAGTGTTTGATCATGTCGGTTCGCATTGTTTTATCCCCACTTTATCGCCATTCTTATAAATCTCTGCTTTCCCATCGGCTACAAGCATTAGCCCTACTTGGAAAAGTAACAGGGTTCTATGCGCCCGAGTAGCAATATGTTTAAACACTATGGCTAAGACTGTGGCAATCGTAGCCCATGCCATTAAAAACAATTCACTTGTTTGCATTGTTTAAACCTCCTCACTAAAATTGTAATCGTCAGGGTCGCAACTGCGTAGGTCGTTCAACTCGTCTAAATATTGCTCAATCTGTTCTCTTAAATACTCGGGCAAATCGTTGGATAAATCCTCCCTTTTGCCATCGTTCCAAGTAATAATGATTTTGCAATCAGTAATAGCTAGGTCAAATTTACTGTGTGGGTCAAGTATCATAGTGTTTAAACTCCCTGTGCGAATAGATAATTGTTTGCGGTAGCCCATTTAATAAAACCCTGATTCGTGCCTACTGTGGTTTTCTTACTGGTTCGCATAATGGCGGTAGCAAATAGCCCTTGCGCCTCTTTGGACAGTCGTTCGCAATACTTCATCCACTTGCTGATATCTTCCTTTTCTAGTCGTTGGATTGCGCTATAAACAAGCATACAAACGGCACTCGGGGATTTTGGAACAGGGGCTTTATCGGGTGAATCCATGATCAAATCCCAGTCGGGTAATTCGCTATTTAACTGGATGATTGAAAGCATATCGTAAGTGGCTCGGTTTCCAATCGTGCCTTTTAATGCGTGTGCCATGATGTTTAAACTCAATCCCTTAGACTTCTTAATAATGTCGGATGCTTTTTGCATACTGCGTGGGGTGCAAAATGCGGGGCGGGGTGTGCGTGGGTCGTAAATGTATTCATTGTCCGATGCCTTGTCAAAATCCTCAAAACTTGCAAGCATTTGCGGGAATTGCTTTACAGTCAGGAGCACCTCGGGGGCTATGTTGTTTTCTAATGCCCATTCAATCCACTCATCTGCGGAGGGTTTGCGGACTTTTACAACAGAGATACGATTACGGGCATGGGGTGGCAAATTGTCCCCTATGGCTTCGTTAGCTAAGTTTGTAGTGGCGAATACTATTGACCCCTCGGGTAATGAGTAAGTGCCTAGTTTTCTCTCTAACATCAATCTAAGACAAGCGTTCATAACTGCCTTTGATGCCTTGCCGATCTCATCCAACATTAAAATAATCGGCTTCTCAAAATGGAATCCGAACTCCTCATTCGGTATAAAAGAGCAAACCTCTACCCCGTTTAAACTGCGTATTTTTGGGACTAGAAAATCGCCTACATCCTTAGTAGTCATGTCCCCGTAGCATACAAAATGGTCGGGGAATTTGGCTTGTAACATTTTGAGCATGGATGACTTTCCGATACCCATTTCGCCTTGTGCTAATACTGTAACTGTATCGCCAACAGTAGCGATAAGGTCGGCGCACTCTGATAGTGAAACTGCTTTGTATAAATCTGACATGGTGTTTAAACTCCTTTTTGGTTAATGTAAATACTATCTAATAAATCTTGAACTGCTTTATCTAATGGTTCGATACTACTTGGCAATACCCATCTAACATGAACTTTTTGATCTTCGTTTATGTATTCTATCAATGTGCGATTATTCTTATGGTGGGTTGCACCTGTGCGCCCTATATAATCGCCATATTTAACCCATATACCCCGATCCATCATTTAACCCCAATACTCAGGGGCAAAACAAAAAACAATAAATAAACCTATAAGTAATAAGGTGCAATAAAAATCGTCTTTAGTCATAGCGTTGTGCCTAGTAATAATATCAGAATAATTAGGATTGCAATAGCTAACCCATTGAAAAGATTGGACATTGTTTAAACACTCCCCGCAATATGTAGCCCGTAATTGGCTAGAGTTTTAATGGCTAACTTATCGCCCATCAATGCGCCCTGAACGATTCCCCGCACCCTATGGACTTGGTTGTCCCCTATCCAGTTTGCAAGGTGGTTGATTGCAACACCTTGCGGGATTGGTCGATTATTAAGATAAAATTGCGTCATGTTTAAACACTCCCTAAATATTCGTCAAAAAACTCTTGGGGCTTTTCCTCGGCTTGGACTCCATCTAGCCATTTATTGATGTGGCGGGATGTAGTCTTGCTCCAATACTTAGCGGTGCGGTAGTAGTCGTGCTTGTGCTTGTCATAGACTGCTACGGGTGTAGAGTATGAGAAAAGCACAAGGGCTTGGGGGGTTTGCAATAAGGTCATATTGCTTGCTAGTGGTTGGACTTGTAAATTTTGCATGGTGTTGTTTCTCCTTAATAATGAACCTTGATATTGTCATCTTCTAAACTACTGCAATAGTCGTTAAACCCGCACTCATATGCTATCGGGTCGAGTTCTTTTAATGCTCGGCTTGGGTCGTATTCATACCCGCACACATTAACAGGCGGGTAGCAATCATCTAACATCGAATCATAGCGTGAACGGGCTTCGTATTCCTCTAAATACTCTACCTCGCTTGGCTCATCTTCCTCGGCTTCATCTTCCTCTAATTCCTCGGCTTGGTGTTTTGGGAATCGTGCCTTGATATAGGCTTCTAGGGCTTCGCCTGTTAGCTCGACAGTTTGATATTTGTTTGACATAGCGTCTATTCCTTTGCGGTTAGTGTTTGTTTGTAATGCCCCCTTATTATCGGGGGCATTGTTTTGGTTTGGTATTAGTGATAACCCTTATTTTGTTTTTACTTGGTTAATTATGGTCATGCCCGCTAAGTATTTGGCGAACTCTCTCGCTTGTTTTAAAGTTTTAAATTCGTAAACTTTGGCGGGGGTTTTAATGGTGTATTTGATAGTCATGGTTTAATTTCCTTTGGTAGTGTTTAAACATGGCGGGGGTTTGCCCCCGCCTGTGTTGGTTTAGCCTAGATTCATTGAGTAGCCCATGTTATTACATTCGTCATTGGGGCAAGTAGGCATGGCGATATCTAACCATTTGCGTGATGTATATACCTGATAATCACATTCAAGGCACACGCACTTAATCATTCGGGTTGATTGCTTTTTGATGTTGGATTGTGTAAGGGGTGCGTGTGGATATTCGCCCGATTCAGCAATCCATATATTGATTTGATCCACTAAATCAGGGCTTGCGGTTGTGGATGTCATTTTGCCCTCTAAACCAACAGAGAGGGCGCATTGTTTAAACTCTTTGCCATGACCCGCTTGTAATCCTACTGTGGCGTGAATCAACTCATGGATTAAAATTGCTATCACCTCATTAGAATCCGCAATTTTCGGGGCGATAAATATTTCGAAAGTGTTATCCTCACTTGCGATACTCGACCAACATTCGCCTATGTGTTTCTTGCGTGATGTCAGAGAGCAACTCATTCTGACATTTTGGGGGATTGTGTAGCCC